TTTTGAGATTTTCGGTTTTGTTAAATTAGTACTATTTATTATATAAGATAGGAGTTCCCCATGGGAAAGAAAAGAAGACTAAAAAGCGCTGCTTCTAAGTTTAATTCTAAACATAAGACGCACCCCCGCGCTAAACTTTTAATGGAATTGTCCGATACGGTCACCGATACCAAAACCGAAACCGAAACTGTTGAAGAAGTAGTTGAAGAAACAATACCCGAAGTGACTTTGGTATCTAAAGAAGTCAAAACCAAGGCGAGCACAAAAGCAAAGAAGGTTGCGACTTCGACACCGAAAAAGACACCGAAAAAGACAACCAGAAAGACTGCGCGCAGAACAAGATAAAACAAAATAGTCGACACTACAGCATAAAATTGGCTTCAGTTTGCCTGGGGTTTTGTTCCGCAACTTACTATTTACGTTGTAGGAGTACGCATGCATGCCAACCAATTTAAACCCAGTAGCTCAAAGTAGTGCAATAGTACTAACAGTCACAGGAAGCACTGCTAAAGTTTCGGCAGCGTTACCCTTTGGTATTTATACTGGCTCCGCGCCATTTATTACCGGCGCCTCTGAACAAGTTGCTTATGTATATAAGAAGCTTGGTGGTGATGTGGTTGACATTGAACTCACACCAGGCAATGTTTACGCTGCTTATGAAGAAGCTGTTCTAGAATATTCTTATATTGTAAATCTTTACCAGGGTAAAAATGTTTTATCAAATGTTTTAGGTTCTGCTACAGCTTCATTTAACAGTAGAGGCGAGATTAAATCAGGGCCCAGCGGTTCAAACCTTAAATATCCACGTCATTCTTTAGGATATTCAAAGCGCGTAGGAGATGCCGCCGCCGCCGCCGGTGGAATGGGCGGCACCGTTCCACAATATTCAGCATCGTTCAAGCCGGTTACTGATCAACAAGATTATGATTTACAAAATATTATATCTTCTTCTTCTGCTTCTGGTGTTGATGACGGCGGTACCGCTGTTCCGTATTCAGGCAAAGTTGGAAGCAAAAGAATAATCATTACAAAAGTGTATTATAGATCCCCACGCGCTATGTGGCGGTTTTATGGTTATTATGGAGGTCTGAATGTTGTAGGAAACTACACCACCTATGGTCAATTTGCAGATGATTCGACATTTGAAATTATTCCCACTTGGCAAAATAAAATGCAAGCCATGGCGTATGAAGATTCAATTTATACTCGAACCTCTCATTATTCTTTTGAATTGATCAATAATAAGTTAAGACTTTATCCCAATCCCAGTAACTGGGGCTTTGGAGATAGCTTAAATGAACGAATATGGGTTAGATTCTATGTAGATCTTCAGCCTTATGAAATGGACGGTACGACTGATCAAGGCATCGAAGGTGTCAACAATCTGAATACACTCCCATTCGACAATATACCGTTTGCAAATATCAACGCAATTGGACAACAGTGGATTAGAAAGTATGCGTTGGCGCTTTGTAAAGAAATGTTGGGTCAAATTCGAGGTAAGTTTACAACTTTGCCAATCCCTGGTGAAAGTGTGACATTGAATCATAGCGATCTTTTATCGCAAGCAAAAGCAGAACAAGACGCACTTAAAGAAAAACTAATGGAAATGTTGAAAGAAACCGAATACGTTGCACTGGCCAAACAAGATCAAGAAATCGCAGACGCCGCCACCAACGTTATGAAGGTCACACCGCTGCCAATTTTTGTGGGGTAATAATACATGTCAAATGAATGGAAAAGACCGTCAACCCCGCCTCCTCCTTTATTTCTAGGTAAAAAAGAAAGAGATCTTGTAAAACAAATTAATGATGAGTTGATCGAAAAAGTTATAGGTCAACAAATTTTGTACTATCCTATTGATATGCGAACAACCAAATTTCATGATTTGTATGGAGAAGCCATTGAAAAAACCTTTTTACCACCGATTCGTGTTTATGCCCTAGTTGAGTATACAGAGTTTTCCACCACTTATATGGATAATGTAGGTATTGATAAAATGTGGGAGATTAATGTGCATTTTCACAAGAGAAGATTAGAAGAAGACCAAGACTTATATACTCGCGAAGGTGACTTTGTTCTTTATAATGATAATTACTATGAGATCGTCAAGCTTTCAGAGCCAAAGCTCTTGTTTGGGCAAGCCGGCCAAACATTTGAGATAGTTGCCAGATGTAGGAGAGCTAGAAAGGGGTTGTTTGATGCTACCTGATAATTTTGATTTTGCCATGCTTCCAACTGGTTCTGGAAACTATTCTCTTGAAGAAATAGGTATGCTATCTTCAACCATCGAAGATATCGATTATGCAATGGTTGATTGGCTTAAGAGAGATCTCGGTCTTTCTGCACGCAGCAATCAGGGATTTAAAAAAGTACCTGTTATTTGGCAAGCTCCTGAAAGATCCTTCCAACTTAAAAACAATCAAGATTTAAGAGACGCCGATCAGGCTATCATCTTGCCCATTATCAGCGTTGAAAGAACCAATATCAGCAAGGATCCAGCGCGCAAGGGTTCATTCCAGGCGCACACTTATTCCACAGACAAAAACGGCAGGGCTGGGAGACTTGTTGTTGCGAAACGAATTGTCCCAGACAAAACCAGAAACTTTGCGGTCGCATCGAACATGAGAGCTACCAATACCACTTCAGGAACTGAACAGCGCCATTATCCGAGAATAAACAAGAAAATAGTGGTTCAAACCCTCTCAATTCCGATTCCTGTTTATGTCAGCGTAGATTACAAGATTATGATTAAGACCGAATACCAACAACAAATGAATGATCTTATGGCACCGTTCATAACAAGAACGGGCCAAATTAACGCTTTTGTAATGAGAAGAAACAATCATCTTTATGAGGGTTTTGTACAGCAAAACTTTACACACAACAACAACGTCGCCTCATTAGCCGAAGATCCGCGCCTATTCACCACAGAAATAACTATTAATATACTGGGCTACTTGGTGGGTGAAGGTGTAAACGATGATCGACCCGTGGTGAGAGTGGATGAGAATACGGTTGAGTATCACTTTCCTCAGGAAAGCACAATTCCTGCAGGGAATTTTAATTTGTGGGGAAAAGAGTAGTTCAGGAACAGAATATTGAAAGTTGCGTATCCTTTTGGGTTTAAAAATACTATTTAAAGTATGATTAGGCATCGAATATACTTGCTTTTCAAAAGAGGAACCACAATATGTCAGTAAAAAGTTTCAAGTTCGTATCTCCTGGAGTGTTTATCAATGAAATTGATAACTCGTTCATTCCAAAATCTGCCGATGTAATCGGCCCCGTTGTAATCGGACGCGCTACCCGCGGCCTTGCAATGCAACCAGTTACGGTTGAATCTTATTCAGAATTCGTAAACATGTTTGGTGATACAGTTCCTGGTAATGGTGGCGGCGATGTTTACCGTGATGGTAACTATCAGGCCCCGATGTACGGAACTTATGCTGCGAAGGCTTTCTTGCGCGCAAACGTCGCCCCTCTTACTTATGTTCGTCTTTTAGGACAACAAGTATCCAACAACACCGGGACCACCGCCGCAAAGGCCGGCTGGCAAACCACGAAGTCTACCAATGTCGCTCTGGCCGAGAATGGTGGATCTTTTGGTCTTTTCATCGGTAATTCAGGATCAACCGCAGCCACTAGTATGGCCTTGGCGGCTATTTTCTATATAGATAATGGACATATCCAACTTAGTGGAACAGTACACGCCCCGGACGACACGGGCGGTGAGAATAGAAATCTGAGTCCGTACGCAACATCTTCCACCGGCCAGGTCATCAGATCTGATACTAATGGTATATTCAAGATGGTTATTCAGGGTACAAGCAAGGGACAAGAAATTATCGAATTCGGCTTGGATGATACAAAAGAAACGTTTATTCGTAAGCGTTTCAACACCAATCCACAACTTGGTAACGCTAATGCTTCTGATTTCTATGCCGCTGCTTCTGAAAGAGATTATTTCCTTGGTGAAACATTCGAGCAAGAACTCCGCGACGGCGCCGGCCAAAGCCTCGGAGACTTAACAGCCAAAACCAGTCTGGTTGGTACTGTTTTGCCTCTTTGTTTAAGCAGCTCAGTTACGACCCAACCAGGCCAAATGAAAGGTCAGGCTTCTAGAGAAGCCACAGCAGGTTGGTTTATTGGACAAGATCAGGGCGCCGCCGCGTCTTTCGAGCCTCAAAATATGCAAAAGCTTTTCCGTCTCCTCGGCCGCGGCCATGGAGAATGGTTACATAAGAACGTAAAAGTTTCGATTGAAAGAATTAAAGCATCGACTTCAACAGTAACTGGTTATGGTACATTCTCTGTTGTCTTAAGAAGTCTTTACGATACCGATAATGCCGTTGTGGTTGTGGAGAGATTTGATAATCTTACTTTAGATCCAACATCTCCCAATTATATTGCGCGCATCATCGGAGACCAGTATCAACAATGGAACGAAACTCAAAAGCGATTGAGGGTTTATGGTGATTATCCCAATCAATCAAAGTTTGTTCGCGTTCACATGAACGCCGACGC